GCCAAGGCTGACCAGTTGATTGCCATGGTGGATCGTATTAAGAAGGACGAGGGCAAGGGCACGAAGCCACTGCTTAACGTGGATGATACAACCATCGCCAAGGCGCTGGAAATCGCAAACAGGGGTATCTAATGGACAATTTAGAAGTAGAACTGAAGCTCACCGTGGCGCACGTCAATGCCATCCTAAAGCACCTTGCGAAGGGTGCCTATGAAGAGGTTTCAGAAGTGATCGCGATGCTTCATTCGCAGGCCAAGCCGCAAGTCGAGGCGGCAACGACAGCGGCACAGGTCGCAGAATAAAAAAGAAGCCCGGTGCAAGCCGGGCTTTTTTATTACACGAATTTATCGTAGGCCAGTTCTCGGATGACGTATCCGCCGAGCTTCGACGAATACCGCGCCACGTCGAACCCATCGTGGTTGTCGCATAGGTACATCACCATAATGGCGAAGATCATGCTGTCGCCGTAGTAGGCGATGATATCGGCTGCCGGGTCGAAGTCGGTCATCCGTTCTGCAACCTTGTGTTCGAAGCGATGAATGTTTTCATCGCCAATCAGGTTGTCAAACATGGGAAGGTCGCTGACATAGACGACCGATTCGGCGAGGGTATTTAGCTCGGTTGGGTCAAACCGAAAGCTTGGGTTAGGTACGAAGACCCTCTTGTATTTTTCCATCTACGAATTCCTGCTCTTCCATAAAGAAGTCCCAAAGGGGCATCTCGGATTTCAACTCGATCAACATGCGATCTGCTTCTTCTTTTGTCATATCGTTGTCGATAATGATAGATGGCTGGCGCATAAAGTCGCGGCGTTCGCCTCTAATCTGATACCATGTCATGATCATAATCCCTCAAAGTCTCACGGGCTTTGTCCAAGGCACCCAGCATGAATGGCGTAAGATCACCCTTTGGCCGCGCACTTTTCGGACGTGTTAGGTCTGATTTATACTCTTCCATAACATTAATGCAAAACACCAATGCCCGTTTATATTCGTCGGAAGCCTTCCCAATCTTGTGGATGAAGTCCGCAGTGTCGGGAAGGTTCTGCTCACGGCAGCGCAAGGCATGGTCGAAGTGCTTCGGGAAACGATCAGCGCGGGGCATTGGCGGCTCTTTCTGCTAATTCTATTTGGCGCATTCTAAAACTTTCCTCTATCGTTGGGCGATGCTCCTTAATAGTTGGGGCGCGTTTCCCATCTGGAATGTCTTTTAATGCTTCTTTTGCAATAGAACCAATAAAGTGAGATGATGCCTTAGTTTTCCAACGATTATATTCAAATTGGATATTAATTAAAGCATCCCTAAATTGGTCCCTTTCTTTTTTAAGGGCCATTAATCCTTCTAAAGCATTGTCTCGGTGGCGTTCTGCATCTGCCAATTTCTTACGAAGCTCCACAACATGGGCAATGGTAATATCATCGGCATGGCGGTCGGCTGGGGCGTACGGCCCCAACCAACGAACATCTGACATCATCTTCTTGCTGCGATATCCCGTCATCTCAGGCGCTCCCCTAACGCACATGGTCTTCTAGCTCCATGATGGCACTGAAGCCTGCAAACAAACCCAAGATACCACTGAAAAAACACCACATTGCAAGCCATATGGTTGTGGCATTAGATGCAACCGAATCATTTAGGGCATTAGCGCACCAGTAGCTGGTTAATATTAAAAAAACCGTTGCTGCCACATACATCCAAAACTTTCTCATCCTTCCATCGCCTTTGTTAAATCTAAAGTTACGGTTGGCAGGTTGGTGGGGCTGGCTTGGCCGCCCAGTTTGGCATATCCCTCAATGTCGTCCCAGTGGTCGCGGAAGTCCTTGTCGCCGTTAAGAAGACGGGAAAGCTTGACTGAGATCATCTCCAGAGCCTCCTTCTGGCCATCGCTCAAGCGTTCCCAGTTCTTGCCGCTCCGCAGCACGTCTTTAATGGCTTGGCTAAGGTTGGCGTTGTCGCGGTAGTTCCCGTGGGTCTTCTCGCGTGTGTTTAGTAAATTACTCATTTTACCCTCTTTGTGATTAAATTCATGATCTTCGTATAAACGATCCGCAGCCACATAAGCCGCTTCTCGGTCTTCGCTTGCGCTTCCGCCTTTACCCTGCGGCGGTATTCCAAGTCCGCCTTGGCATCGTGCCAGTTCAGGTGGTCGTCTCGCCGCATAAACAATTCGCACAAGATATCGTAACGCTCTTCCCAGCCGCGAATAATCCGGCGAAGGCGGCGTTCCTCTTCGAGCGTACCAATCGGTGCTTGCTCCTCGATAGTGTTCCAACGATCATCCTCCCCGTTGCGATGGTGGCCCTTGAGCCTAGCATTCTCGACGCTTAGGTCGGCAACACGCCGAACAAGACGCTCATAGTCCAACATATTTGGCATTAGTTTTTCCATTCATTTGGTGGGCGTAAACGAAACTCATTTCCCGTATTGCCGGTGATATAGTGATTGCTGCTGATAACCGCACCAATATCGCGTAACGCGGCGATTTGGGCGCGGACGGTATAACGCTTACTGTGGACCTCGTCGGCCATTTCTTCGTAAGTGCCTGCAAATGTCTCGTAACCATATCTATCAAACAACCGAATCCAAAGAAGCTTGGCTGATGAGCCAAGCCCCAAGTGGTACACGACATCCATAACTGTCTTTAGCATTTTATACTTTCTCGTACTTTGGCTTTAAACCCTTCAAACGCTTGATTGCGCTATCTGGGTGTGATCGGCCAATTAACAAAATAGATTTAACCTGTTCCATCCTTTTGCGTCTGGTAACATATTCATCAACTGAGTTTGTTGCTTCATACTCAATATCTTTCATCACACTTATAATCTTCCAAATCGCATCTTTAATGCAATCCATTGTAAGATCTTCAATATATGAAGCGTTGATGAGTTTTTCGTTCTTTCGCTCATCCCTAAATTTAAAATTGTTGATATACTCTTGGACTAGTTCTCCAATCAGCATAGTGGCATCTAGGGCTATAATATCTTGCTTATCCATTTACTCATCCTCCCAAGGGTGGGGGCTTATGCCCCCTTTGGAACCACTTTAAGAACTTCGAAGCACTTGCCATCTTTTTTGCAGGCATTGTAGAGCTTCATCTGCTCAGGCGTCACACCGTAGGTCGAAAGAAGCAGTGCCTCATCGAGAACGGAACGCTGCGAGAGCGACACCTTAACATTGTACTGTTCGCCTTCAACAAGTTCGGCGCCGACTGCGATGATCTCAGCCTTAAGGCCATCCCTGATGACTTCCAAAGCTTTGATCTGGGCGTCTACATCGAAGTAACGATCGGCGAGGGTGCGGTTTGACATCTGAAGTCTCCATTTAAATTTGTGTCAGCGGGTTGCTGATGAACCTGTTATACACCGTCCTTTTCAGGTGTCAAATACTTTTTTGCACGACCTGCAGAAATATTATCTTGCATCCGCACATCCCGATTTGTCCAAGTCCAGCACTCGCCTGTTTCATCTTGGAAACAAATCCATGAGAGGTGATGCTCAAACCCATAATCAATCAGGAAGTGCGCCATTGCCGGTCCCTTTGGCGTGTCCAACGGCAGAGGTGGATCAATTCGGATCATTTGTTTATCTCACACATGATGATACGGATTATGTAGCCTAGCATGCCAAGAGCCCAAAGCAATCCTATCCATTCTGCAATTTCATGATTCGTCATTTCTCGTCCTCCATATCTTCATTACCTCCGCCTCGATGTAAGGCCGCAATTTATCAGGTGTCCGGCCAATTTCGGCCCTACGTTCCAACTTCGTTTCCAGATCAAGTATCCGGCAAGCACGGTCATAGATCGCCAAGCGGCAGGCGGACTGTATCCCCGCAGGCTGATCCTGCAACGCAACCTTGCCAATCATCACATCTTCGATCATTTTGCTAGGCCGCGTAATGAATTGCCAGATATCGTCCGAATGCTTCTCGCGCCGCCTTGTGGCCGAGGGCAATGCAAACAAATCCCCCTGCTTCTTGGGCTGCATATAGGTAATCCTTCTGTCCATCTTGTAGCGAGGACTTGGTGTGGTCCCGCCGCTTCAATTCGCATACAAATGTCGGGCTTCCGGGGATGATGATGTCGGGAGTTCCGGTCACCATGCCTTCGGCCTTTTCAATCTTCACCTTCATTGCCGTCCTAAAACCCTCGTTGCGGGGATGGAAGGCAATCTTGCCCCATGAGTTTGGATAATCACGGCGCATCCTAGCAAAAAATGTAACCTGCTCTAGCGATTCGGTGGCGCATTTGCCCCTAAATGATTTGTCACCATATACGTCAATGCCTGTCGGGAACTTCATCTGGCTTCCTGTTATATGCCGTTACCTTGTACCACTGCCCATCCTTCTCATAGGTAATGGTATCGGGTTGCTTGCCACCCAATGCGGTAAACATAGCACGATCTTTGAAACCTTGCGACCAGTTTGGATCTTTTGGCACCCAGAACGAAAATTTCCGATACGATGTACGCACATCGATGCGCCACATTTCCCGCCCAGCCTTGCTTAGGGTATGGTTTGCCTTCCATTCTTCCACCACATCTGTCTGCCGCCTTGTGGGGTCATCTTTCATCGCCTTAAACTCAGCGATCAGCTTTTCGTTCGGATCGACGATCTCCCCCTTACATTCTGAGCAATACCGTGCGGCTATGTCATTATCAGCCTCGCAGTGGGGGCAGGTCTTTGTGGTCCAACGAGATCCGCACTGTACCAGTTGCCCCGCCACGAGTTGTCTCGACTGGCAACGCCTGCCGTAATGGGCGGGAATGTTGCCATGCTCTGAGGTGATTGGAATGCTGAACATATCACAGAAATACCCAGCGGCGCTGATGTTGAACCCCGATGGGTTTGGTCTGGCTTTAAATTCATTCTCAACTTCGCATAATGGGCAGCGCACCTTCAGGTAAAGTGCGTTTTCCTTTGCCTTTACCGTCTTGATCAAGGGGTTAAACACGTCACCGTCGGGGCAGTGGCGCTCGAGGTTCTCGGCATAATCTAGGATCAGGCAGTCATCCTTACCCT